TGGCTCAAAAAGGCCCGCACCAAGTTCGATGCCGCACTGGATCAGTGCTACGGCGAGCAGGCCCGCGTCGCGCTGCGTGAGTCCGGGCGAGATTTCGGTACCGCCCACATCAGTGATGGCGTGCTGCGCATCAAATTTGAACTGCCAAAGAAGACGTCCTGGAATCAGGACATGGCACGCGAGCTTGCTGCGCGCATCGTGGCCTCCGGCGACAAGGTCGAGCACTACTTCGACATCAAGTTCTCGGTTCCCGAATCCCGTTACACGAACTGGCCACCGGCCCTGCAACAGCAATTCGCCGCTGCTCGCACCGTGGATGCCGGCAAGCCGTCTTTCACCCTTTCCATCGATTCGGGGGAATGACCATGAGCGCAATCATTCCCTTCCAGTTCGACGCGCATGCCGTGCGCGTCCAGATCGACGATCTGGGTCTGCCGTGGTTCAACGCCAATGATGTGTGCTCGGCGCTGGAGTTCGCCAACCCGCACAAGGCCGTCGCTGACCACGTCGATGCCGATGACCTAACGAAACGTGAGGTCATCGACACGCTCGGCCGCCCGCAGCGCGCCAACTTCATCAACGAATCGGGACTCTACGCCCTGATCCTCGGCAGCACCAAGGAGGCTGCCAAGCGCTTCAAACGCTGGGTTACCAGCGAAGTGTTGCCCGCTATCCGCAAGACCGGCGCGTACTCCGTGCCCGGCGCGGTGGCCGCGCTGCCTGCGCCAACACAGGATCGGGTGAGCGCCATCCTGCTGATCGGCGAAGCCATCGCCAAGGTGCCCGGCGTCAAAACCGGCATCGCGATGGCCGCGACGCTGACCTGCATCCAGGAAAACACCGGCCTCACCGTCGAGACGCTGCGTCGCACCCTTCCCGCCGCTGCCGATCCGATCTGCTCGCTCAATGCCACCCAACTCGGCAAGCTGCTGAGCCGCTCCGCCAAGGGTACCAACCGGCTCCTGGCAGACCACGGCCTGCAGTTTCGCAATGATCGCGACGAGTGGGAACTGACCGAGGCCGGCGAAGTCTGGGCCGAGGCCATGCCGTACTCGCGCAACGGTCATTCCGGCTACCAAATCCTCTGGAATCCGGCCGTCACCGAGCAGATCCGGGAGGCGGCGTGATGGACAAGCCTCTTCGCATCATCACCGCCGACGAACGGTTCGCGGAAAAGAGCGGAGCCAAGCTGACGCTGCTCGGCAAGAGCGGCATCGGCAAGACCAGCCAGCTGCGCACTCTGCCCGAGGCCTCGACGCTGTTTGTCGATCTCGAGGCCGGCGACCTCGCCGTCAAGGCCTGGCGTGGCGACTGCGTGCGGCCTGCCACCTGGCCCGAGTTCCGCGACCTGGTGGTATTCCTCGCCGGCCCGAATCCGGCGCTGCCGCCCGATGCGCCGTTCTCCGATGCGCATTACCGGCACGTCTGCGAAGGCTACGGCGACCCGGCCCGGCTGGCGAAGTACGACACCTACTTCGTCGACTCGATCACCGTGCTCTCGCGCCTGTGCCTGACCTGGGCCAAGGCGCAGCCGCAGGCCTTCTCCGACCGCACCGGCAAGCCCGACACCCGGGGCGCCTACGGGCTGCTCAGCACCGAGATGATCGCCGCACTGACCCATCTACAGCACGCGCGGGACAAGAACGTCATCTTCGTCGCCATCCTCGACGAGCGCTTGGACGATTTCAACCGCAGGGTCTTCGTGCCGCAGATCGAGGGCTCGAAGACCGCGCTGGAACTGCCCGGCATCGTCGATGAGGTCGTGACGCTGGCCGAACTCAAGACCGACGAGGGAGAGCTTTACCGCGCCTTCGTCTGCCAGACGCTCAATCCCTGGGGCTATCCCGCCAAAGACCGCTCCGGCCGACTCGACCTCGTCGAGGAGCCGAACCTTTTGAAGCTCATCCGCAAATGCGCTGGCGACAACGCCGCCATCCATCACTGAAAGGACACGTAATGAACACATGGACCGATTTCAACGACGCCGAACAACAGCAGGGCTTCGATCTCATCCCGAAGGGCACCACCGTCAAAGTGCGCATGTCCATCAAGCCGGGCGGCCATGACGATCCCGCCCAAGGCTGGACAGGGGGCTATGCCACCGAGAGCTTCGACACCGGCAGCGTCTACCTCGCCTGCGAGTTCGTCGTGCTGGAAGGGCCGTTCGCCAAACGCAAGATGTGGTCGAACATCGGCCTGCAGTCCCGGAAGGGACCCACCTGGGGCCAGATGGGCCGCAGCATGATCCGGGGCATCCTCAATTCGGCCCGCAATGTCCACCCCCAGGACAACTCACCCCAAGCCGCTTCCGCTCGCCGCATCCAGGGTTTCCACGAACTCGACGGCATCGAGTTCCTGGCCCGCGTCGATGTCGAGAAGGATGCCAAGGGCGAGGATCGCAACGTGGTGAAGCTCGTCGTGGAGCCCGACCACAAGGACTACGTGGCCCTGATGGGCGTGCCTTCCAACTCCCCGACCGGCGGTAGCAGTGCCGTTGCGCCTGCGCCGGCAGCACCTCAACAGGCGAACGCGCAGCGTCCGGCGGTTCCCGGCAAGCCGGCCTGGGCGCAGTGAGGAGGTCGGTCATGACAGGAAAACGCTGCGGCAATTGCCGCCATCTCGACCGGTCGAGCGCCAGCGACATCGGCGGGCTGCGCATCGCCCGCTGTCGCCATCCGAGGGGTGTGCGCATCGGGACGACCGCCATTCGCAACAACTATGTGGAGCTTGACGCCTGCTGTACCGAGCACGCCGTCCGTGCCCGGCAGGGCGCGCAGCCGGGAGGCTGCCATGCATGAGCGGCAAATGCTGGGTATGCAAACGGCAGGCGCGAGGGTTCGGCCATTCGGATGGTCGCTTCAAGATCGCCGACCCCCGGCGCTATCCCCTCGACTGGGTGTTCTGCAGTCGTCGATGCCAGGACATCTTTCACACGCTCTACGGCCGGCGACTGGCGGCCGAGGAGCGCGGGGAGGCTCTCATGGTTGATGCGAGTGATATCGAAATCGCGGCGATGCGCGATTGTCTGAAGGCCTTTGGTTCGGCAGCCGAGCACATCGGCTTCGACAAGCCGCTCGGGGCGTATTCGGAAGCGGAGGCGATGACGGTGATCGATGCCATCGTCACGCGCTACACCGAGGCGCTGACCGAGCATCACGAACGGGCAAGCACGCCGCCGCTGCGTGGCGTTCCCCCAGCCGAGGTTGTTCGTGATCCGTTTGCTGACCTGAAGGATGACCTGCCGTGGGAGAAGCCGAAGGGAGGAAAACCATGATGGACTTCAACTCCTCTTCGAGCGTCTCCGGGCAGATCATCGCCCTGGTCGATGCCGGGATGCAGCAGGCGCGTGCCCGCCAATCCGAGCGCCAGTACCTTGGTGCGTCGCGTCTGGGCGTGGCTTGCGAGCGTGCGCTGCAGTTCGAGTACGCCAAGGCCCCGGTCGACCACGGGCGCGACATCCCCGGACGGATGCTGCGCATCTTCGAGCGCGGCCACGTCATGGAGGACTGCATGGTCGCGTGGCTACGGGACGCGGGGTTCGACCTGCGCACCCGCAAGGCCGACGGCGAGCAGTTCGGCTTCTCCGTGGCCGAGGGCCGCCTGCAGGGCCATATCGACGGCGTCATCGTCGGTGGCCCGGAGGGCTTCGCCTGTCCGGCACTCTGGGAATGCAAATGCCTGGGCAACAAGTCCTGGCGCGAGCTTGAGAAAAGCGGCCTGGCCGTCGCCAAACCCGTCTATGCCGCGCAAGTGTCGATCTACCAAGCCTATCTCGAACTCACTGAGCACCCGGCGATCTTCACGGCGCTGAACGCCGACACGATGGAGATCTACACCGAGCTCGTGCCCTTTGATGCGGCCCTGGCCCAGCGCATGTCGGATCGGGCGGTAAAGGTCATCACGGCGACCGAAGTGGGAGAACTTCTGCCACGCGCATTCCATGACTCGACCCACTTCGAATGCCGGATGTGCGCATGGCAAGACCGCTGCTGGAGCAACACATGAACAACCACACCCCATCTCAAGAAGCGCTGGCTGAAGACGAGTCGATGATCGATGCCCGACAGGCCAGCTTCGCACTGCGGCTGCCCTACTACTGGTTCGCCGATCCGCAGATGCGTGCCGCAAAGCGCATCCCTCACTACCTGTTGTCGCGCATGGTTCGCTTCCGACTCTCGGAGCTGGAGGTCTGGTATCGACAGAACGGAAGGGTATGCCAGGCCGGCAAGCCCGGTACGGAGGGCGGCGATGACTGACTACCGCGTCCAGATCAAGGTCAGAAACGCTCGCCTGTTGCGCGCCATCGAGAGGGCAGGCCACCAGGCGGGCCAGATTTTTGCGCGCGAGGTCGGCATCAGTTACACGGGCCACCTCTTGCCCTACCTCAACCTCAAGCGCACACCGTTTGACGAGAACGGGGATCTCAGACCCTGCGCAGAGATGCTCTGCGTATTCCTCAACCGTCTGCCGGACGAGTTGTGGTCGGAGGATCAGCGTTACCCGCTGGTCACGAACGCTGCCGAAATCGAGCTTTCAGCAGCCAGCGTTCACGAATTGCTCGCCAGTCCTTCGGACTGCGCCGACCCGCTCAGTTTGCTGGAGAAGCAACAGGCGGCCCAGGCGGTCGACGCCCTGCTTGATACGCTCACGCCACGTGAGGCTGAGGTGCTGAGGTTGCGCTATGGCATCGACGGTGAGCCGATGACCCTCGAGGATATAGCGAAGCCCATGGGATACACCCGCGAGCGTGTCAGGCAGGTTGAGGCCAAGGCGCTGCGCAAGCTGCGTGCTCCTGCGCGCCAGACGGCACTGATGGATATTGTCGTGGAGGCCCCATGATCGACTTCAACGATACCCCCATTGCGGAGTCCGGCGGCCGCGAGGTGGAGCGCGAATCCATCCGTTCCGACTTGATTGCCCGGCTGGATTCGGTTCTGGCCACGCTGTTCCCGGCAGGCAAAAAGCGCAAGGGGAAATTCCTCATCGGCGATGCACTGGGTAGTCCGGGCGACAGCCTCGAGGTGGTACTCGATGGCGAGAAGGCGGGGCTATGGACGGATCGCGCTACCGGTGACGGCGGCGACATCTTCACGCTGATCGGCGGGCATTTCGGCATCGATGTCCATGCCGACTTCCATCGGGTGCTGGAGCAATCCACCGACTTGCTTGGACGCGCCCGGTCAGCGCCGACACGCAAAGCCAAATCGGCGCCCCCGGTCGACGACCTGGGCCCGGCCACGGCCAAGTGGGACTACCTGGACGCCAGTGGACACCTGATCGCGGTGGTCTACCGCTACGACCCGCCCGGACAGAAGAAACAGTTCCGGCCGTGGGATGCCAAGCGACGCAAGATGGCACCGCCCGATCCGCGCCCGCTCTACAACCAGCCGGGGATGAAAGATGCCGCGCAGGTCGTGCTGGTCGAGGGCGAGAAGTGCGCACAGACCTTGATCGATGTCGGCATCGTGGCGACCACTGCGATGCACGGCGCGAACGCCCCGGTGGAGAAAACCGACTGGTCGCCGCTGGCGGGCAAGTCCGTGCTGATCTGGCCCGACCGTGACAAGCCGGGCTGGGAGTACGCGACGCAGGCGGCACAGACCATCCTGTCGGCCGGAGCCAAGTCCTGCTTCATCCTGTACCCGCCCGAGGACGCGGCGGACGGCTGGGATGCGGCGGACGCCATTGCCGAGGGCTTCGACGTCGCAGCCTTTCTCGCTCACGGCCCGCGTTTGCAGATGCATGACGTGGCCGAGGAAGCTGAGCCGGTCGTCAGCAGCGACGAATCCGTATGGGGCACCGAGGATGCGCTGGCGCTGGCCTTCACCCGGCGCTACCACCGTGATTGGCGCTATGTCGCGGGCTGGGGGCGCTGGCTGGTCTGGGACGGCAACCGCTGGCGTACCGAAGACACGCTGGCTGCGACCGACTTGATCCGCAGCGTGTGCCGGCATGCCGCCGTGCGCGCCGACAATCCCAAGGTGGCGGCCAAGCTCGCCAGTTCGAGCACGGTCGGTGGCGTGGAGCGGTTGGCCAGGGCGGATCGCAGGCATGCCGCGACCACCGAGGAGTGGGATGCCGATCCGTGGCTGCTCAATACCCCGGGCGGCGTGGTCGATCTGAAAACCGG